CATAAAACCTATGAATCTGCAAAGATTCGGTGTAAGATATAAATATCTCATTCAGGAAAACAATTGTTATACAATTGTACCCCCACACGATCGCCGTGTGGTATTCTAACTCCCGAGAGAGTTTCTTTCGACTAGTTAACCTCATAGTAGAGTGATGTTTTAATTCCATCTCGAATTTTGCTTTAAGACCTGCCCCAAAAGTCTTAAGATACAGCAGTAGGATCTCCATATACATACATAATTGGAGAACCAACAAATAAGCCTAACTGAAAATCTTCAGCAATACTTACATATTTGTCAATACGCATGTCTTGTGTGTCCGTACCACTAGGTACATCAATCATCAATTCATGAGCCATTTCTAGCTCAGCATAACGATTAACTTTCCTAGCTGGTAAGAATCTCTGTCCTGCAGTGTAAAAACCAGTTTCATACTCCAAACAAGGATTCACAGTCATTGGCGTAACTGCCGTACCTCCTAATCCAGATGCCATTGCATCTAAACGATTAGAACGCATATTTCCTACAACACCAGTATATAGGTGCTCATCATCTCCATTAGCTTTACCAAGAATATTATGGCGAGCTGCAGAAAATGCACCCATTCTATTGGCTGAACCAATAGTAGTGACAATAGCTTTATGTCGCATTCCTCCTCTTCTGCAAGCAAATGCAGGAGTCAAGAAATTTAACAACGTAGTGCTACAAAAATTATACCCTGAAATTGCAAGTGTAGAATCAGTAGCAGTGTCTTGTCCACTTGTTTCCCATCCTCTAAAGAATGGAAAATCGTGAATATCCAAAGCTATAGCACGATCTGACGTTGTAGTACCAAGTCCCCCAGGAAAATAACAATTGTGATAGTTATACCTGAAAAGCAATTCCCTTAATGAAACAATTCGCTCACCTTGATATACAAGGTATTGATTATTTTCAGGAATAGATTCCCCAGCTGCAAATGAATCTACAGCTTCCACAACAGTGGGAGAATTGGAAGTATCCTCTGCAGTTGCCAATGCGGCATCTGGTGCTGATTCAGCTTGTTGGGCATGAACAGAGAGCAAGGATAAATTTTTAGTTGTTGGAACAGCAACTGCGAAATCATCACCAGCAGCGACCCAGACTTGAATCTTTACATCAGCAGCAGTTAGAGATGGGGTTGCCAACTCATTTACTACGTACACAGTAAGTGATCCATTGTCATATAAGCCACCACAAGTTACGGGATTTACATCATCATAAATTGTAGCTGGTGCAATAGTTCCCAATCCAGCATTTTGTGCCCAAGCACGAATGTCAGCCCACTTCACTTCATATTCGAAGTCTCGATTCTCAGAAATGTCAATAACTGTTGAATAAGTTTGGTTAAATGGAATAGCACCTCCTGGGGAAGTTGCTGGATTATAAACGATACGAATACGTCCTCTGTGATATTCAGAACACACAACATTAAATCGAAATTTAATAGAACCTTGCCATGCCTCAAATGGTGTTGCGGCATAAGCGAGTGCTGTGGTATGAACTTCAGTAACAGGAGCTGAAATGACAGTGTCTCCATAGAGAGGAGCTACTATCATTGATGTCAGCATAGTATCCGTTGTTGCTGTCTCTGGCCAATCAAATTGTCTAAAATAAGACCATCTTTGTGCAATAGAATTAACGGTTAACTCATCTTCACCTCCAAGACCCATTAATCTAGTATCTACACTCAATTCATTTTTAGAATCAAGTGTTAACTTAATAAGGGCCTAAGGGGCGTCAGAGTTCGCCATATTACCCATAACACGCGGAGTGTACGGTCTAATCTCATCTAAAATTTGAGGGCGAGAATATCCAAAAATGCGGGCTACATCTCCAATTTTCGTGGAAATTAGAGAAGTGGCTTTCGCATATGGTGCCAGTACTGGTATCATTGATAAAGCATCTGCAGCAGAAGCAACTGCCGAAGCAGGCTTACTGATTAATCCTCCACTTGAAAACTCATCATTACCTGATGTGTTGGAGGTGTGCTTCATCGATTTCTTCGATTTAGTACCGGCTTGTTGACTGTAAGGTTTAGGAAATCCAAACTCATCTAGATCAGCTTCTTCAACCGCACCTTGAGCAGATGCAGTAGTAGGAACTGAAAGAGTAAGATTTTCTGCCCAACAGAAAACAGTGATTGTAATGGGGTCTG